TCACAAAGCAAGATTGATTCATTGCAGTTGCCTTTATCAAATATAATAGGCGCATTAAAAAGCGAGAATGTATTGATAGTTGAACGTGGTGCTGAGGGTATATTAAGCAATGAAAGCCAAGCCGATGGCGGTGCGATACCTTTAGGCAAAGAGGAACGCGATAGAATAGAACGTGAGATGCAAAGAAGCTACGGCATATTTGACGGGCAGAAGCGTAAGATAATTACCAATAGTTCTTTGAAGTGGCAGCCGATGACTTTTCCGATTAAAGACCTGATGCTATTGGAGTGCATAGAGAGCGATTTTCAAACAATATGCGCTGCTTACGGTGCTGACCGCGATATATTCCCAAGCACAAAGGGCGCAACATTCGAGAATAAAAACAACGGCGTTAAATCAACTTATCAGAATACAATACAACCGCAAGCCGATGACTTTATGAGCATCTTAAACGCTGCATTCGGTTTAGAGAAACAAGGGTTGTACTTAGTTGCTGACTATTCATATTTGCCAGTGTTGCAAGAGGACAAACAAAAAGAAGAACAATCCGAAAAAACAGAAGCAGAAAAAAACAGCATCAATGTAAATACGATAATCACTTTGAATAGAGCGGTGTTAAATGGAGAGATAAGTCGTGATGTTGCGGTGAACATATTAAGCGATGTAATGAAGCGAGGTGTAGAGGAAGCAAACCATCATATCAATTAAAGAAAAAAAATTGCGAATAGTTTTTGTATTTATTTTTGAAAAGAAATGGAAGAAGCGAAAAAAAATATACTAAGTGAAGTCGATAAGAAGTCGGCTCATTACTCAGTTAAAAGTGCTGATGCTAATATTTTAGATGTTAGCACATCGTCCCGTATCGTTACGGGCTTTTTCAATTCTTACAACTTCTTTGATTCAGATAAGGATGTGTTAATAATGGGTTCGGCTAAGAAGTCAATCGAAGAGCGCGGTGTGAATAGCACAGCAGTAGCAAAGATTAAACACGCATTGAACCACGACCTGACGACCTTAGTAGGTAAGTTGCAAGTGCTGGAAGAAACAACTAAGAATGGAATTACTGGTATTTATTTTGAATCTAAGATTGCCAATACAACACTTGGGAATGATACTCTTATCAATTATAAAGAGGGCATATACGACAATCATTCAATCGGCTTTAAGTACAATCAACTCTCTTTAATAGAGGCAGAGAAAAGCCCCGTTGCGTGGAATGAAGTATTGAGCAAGCTGGTAAACCCACAAGAAGCGGAGAAGTTCGGGTACTTATACTTAGTAAAAGAAATAAACCTTTTCGAAGGTTCAACTGTTGCCTTCGGTGCAAACTCTTTAACTCCATTCTTAGGCGTTAAGAGCGGCAACAAAGAATCAATAACATTAGCATTAGACAGCAAATTAAATCAGTTGATGCACACCGTTAAAAACGGCTCTCAATCTGATGATATGATGCACACACTTGAACTGCAAATAAAGCAGATTAAACAAGTGTTAAAAGAGATTGAAGTAGCTGAAACCTTTGATAAGCCCACACTTGCAAAAGTGCCGAGCGAAGCAAAATCAAGCGAACCGATAAAGCCAAAATTCGACGTAAATCAAATCATTAAAAATCTAAATTTCTAAAAAATGGAAGCACAAGACCAAAAAGCGTTAGTTGACGCAATCAACATTGAAGTTGGTAAAAAACTTGATGCGGTGAAAGCCGAATCATTAAACGAAGTAGCAAGTTTAAAAGCCGAATTAGAGGCAGTTAAAGCAGCTAAAGAAGAATTAAAAAGCGAAGTGAACGGTGAGATTGTTAAATTGAAAGCAGCTAATGAGGCAGCCGTAGAGAAAACAGAATCTTACAAATCACTTGCTGACTTATTCGTTGACGGTTACAGAGCAATCGTTAAAGAAAACGGTGCTAACATGAAAAAGAAAGGGTTTAGCGCTCAGATGAATGTTAAAGCTGCTGGTACTATGACCACTGCTAACATCGATGCTGTTGGTACTAACTCAATTCCTTATCAATTAGCTTCTTTTTCAACTGGCTTGGTAACAACTAAGAGAAGAAGACCTTTCATCATTGACCTTACTAACTTCGGTCGTACTGACAAGATGTATGTTCAATGGGCTGAGATGGCTAACAATGATCCTGGTACTGCTGGCATGACTGCGGAAGGTGCTGCTAAGACTCAAGAAGATTTCGACGTAAACGAAAAATCTGCGAAAGTAGAAAAAGTAACGGCTTACACTAAAGTATCAATGGAGATGTTAGACGATGTTGCTTTCATGGAAGCAGAAATCAGAAACAACTTAATTGAACTTATTGCATTGAAAGCTGATAGCGGTGTATTAAGTGGTAACGGTACTACTCCGAACTTGAATGGTATCATTACTCAATCAACTACTTATGCTGCTGGTTCTTTTGCCGGTACGTTTGGAACTGCTGCTAACAACTTCGATGTATTGCGTACTGCAATCAACCAAGTTGAGGCTGCTAACTACTTACCTTCTGCAATCGTGTTACACCCAACAGATGCTACATTCATGGAGTTGACTAAAGCAACTGATAACGGTTATGTTGCACCTTCATTATTCGTAGTTAACAACGGTGTTACTACTTTCGCTGGTATTCCAGTTATTAAAAACACTGGTATAACTGCTGGTACTTTCTTACTTGGTGATTTCTCTCAAGTGAATGTTAGAATGAGACAAGATGCTACTATCTCAATGGGTCATGAGAATGATGATTTCACTAAAAACTTAATCACTATCCTTGCGGAAATGAGATTGGTTTGCTACGTGCCGTCTAACAGAGTTCTATCTTTGGTTACTGGTTCATTCGCAACTGCGAAAACAGCGTTAAACGCATAGTTAATAGGGTGAGGAATTAAAACACCTCACCCTTTAATTTTAAAACTATAAAAAATGGCTAAGAAAGTAAAAGAAGTAGAGGTTATCGAAGTTGCAGAAGTTGCTGCTATTGTTGGCGACGTGTCAATTAAAATAATCAAAGATACTCAACACCTTAAAAAAGGTGAGGTGTATAAAGAAAGCGGCGATATTGCTTCGTTATTAGTAGCGAAAGGTATTGCCGAAATAATCTAAAAAAACACTTTTGTTTGTTTGTTTTGTTTGGAGGTGGGCGGTAAAAAACCCACCTTTTTTTTAAAGATAAATTTATAATTATGGCATCAATATTAGTTAAAACAACAGACTTCACTGGGCTTTATTACATCGCTCAAACAACATACACTACACCAATATTGCAAGCCTATATTGATGAGTTTGAAAAGACCTACATTCGTAAATTGTTAGGCTTAGAGTTAGGCGACTTGTTCATTGCATCGGTAACAAACTACGCGCCAGTTGGTGCGAGATACCTTAATGTGTTTAACCCTTTGGCAATTCAAGTAAGTGGCTTAAATAACGGTGTTAGTCTATTGCAAGAGTATTATACAGAGGGCAGAATATTCGAGAGTAGAGGGATGAAAGAAATATTGAAAGGCATTATTTATTGCTTATACGTACAAGGTACTCAGGCGCATCATTCACAGAGCGGTGTTGCTAAGTCTTTAGCCGATGTAGGTATAGTAATGACGGGAGAGAATGCAGCGCGTATGGGCGAGATTAGACACAATGGAATCATATCCGATTGGGAGGCGGTTCAATACTATATTCACGTGAACGCGGCAACATATCCTGAGTACGATGGCTTGCAATTACAACCTAAATACAGCGCGATATTATGATGTATAAAACAGATATAATAGATTACTTGAATAGCGTACTAACTGCGGTGAATAAGACCGTAACAATTACGGCAACAAGTAACCCAAGCGCGGGCGTTTATACCATTACCGTTGATGATGTTAAATGGATTCAACCAAGCATAGTGCTATCGATAGGGAATAATGATTACACCGTAAGTTCGATTTCGGGCTGTGTGATTACTCTAAGTGGTAGTGCTGCAATAGTTGTTAATTCATTCACGTTGCCAACGGTTTACTTTTTTCATGGAACGGTTAAAGAAACCAACATTACTTTAACTAAAAGGCAGTTCGATACACAGAAAACACCGCTGGTTTATTTGCTTGAAATATTTAGCGAAAGGTTCAATGAAGATGTTGATGAGTTTGAACGCGTTAGTGATTTGCGTTTGTTTTTTTTAACTCACGCTAACTTTGAAGCGTGGGAAGTTGATGACTTTTACACGAATAGCATCAAGCCTATGCAACGATTGGTTCAACATTATATTGATACGTTGAATAAGCAAGTTAGAGTTCAGCAGATAAGAGATTACGAATTAACTAACCTTTCGCGTTTTGGTGTTTACGTCAACAACAAAGGCTTTGAATCAACATTGTTTGAGGATAAGTTGAGTGGTGTTGAGTTGAGAATATCGCTTGAATTAAGAAAGCCGACCGATTGCGGTGGGTATTGCTAACAAAAAAAATTGGCAATTATAAATTGAATTAAATTTGATGAATAAATAATAACTTTTAAAATTTAAAATTATGGCAAATTGCTGCAGTCTTACAGTCGCTAACACAGGGTTTGGCTGTACCCCTATCATGGAAGTGGTAGAGAAATTCATCGAAGTATCGTACTTTAAAAACGATGGTACTATCAATGAAATTGATTTGACAGATACATTTAACTTAGCTTATTTTACCGCATTGGTAAATAACGCTGATGAAACTTTACGCTGGTATCCATTGCCGTTCGTTAAGAACATGGTAGATGAGCGCGCAGATTCTGACTTTGAAACTTTTGATGACAAAACTAAAATTGAAAGACAAGTTGGTATTCGTTCAGTTAAAACAATGATTACTACTTTAGGAAATAACGCTGGTGCTGTTTCTCCTCAAATGGTTGGTAAGATAAACGATAAGAAATGTAAAGTTTCGGGCTTGTTTGGTATTACTAAATCAAAACAATTAGTAGGTGAAATGATTAATGATGGTTACTTGGCGCCAATTAGAATCGACAACGGATCTATTTCTGCTAAATTAATCAAGACTGGCTCAGGTGCTACGACTCAAAAAATTGACTTAGCTTTCGATTGGCATTTAGATGTACAAGATGAGAGATTGAGAACATTGGAAGCAGACGAAATGAGCACAGATATTAGCTTGTTAAACGGCTTATTAGATGTTACTTCAACATACAGCGCAATCGGTCAAACATCATTCAAAGCGACTTTGAAAACACAATACGGTTCATTCTTGAACCCTGTATTAGTTGAAGGCTTGGTTGCTGGTGATATGGCTCTTTACAATGTAACTGATAGTGCTTCGGTAACTATTACATCTATTGCTGAAAGTCCTGATGGAACGTATCAAATCAACTTTGCTTCGCAAACGGTTGCTGATGTGCTTCGTTTAACCATCACTAAAGACGGTTACAACTTTGCAGCAGTAACAGCGAATACTATTACAATATAATACACTAAGGGGAGGGCTTCGGCTCTCCCTTTTTAAAACTAAAAAAATGGCAGCAGAAAATGAATTTTTAAAAGTTGGTGGTGTAACCTTCGCGCTTTACGGTGTTGCTGGTTTAACTAAAGATGAATTTGTATCGATATACAAAGGCACTCCACAACTTACTGATGGCTTAGATAAGATTTGGGCGACCTTAAAAGCGGAGTGCAAAGCGAAAGGTATAGTGTGGGCAGAGGATGCGTTAAAAGAAGCGCCAGCAAACACAGACCTACAAGTAAAGCCTAAGAAGAAAAAGAAAAGCGATAAGTAAACAATGAAGGCCTTAGCGGATTTATTGAAAAAGATTAGTCGCATTGAAACTAAGGCGGACAGATTGTTTGTTAAAATATTGAAAGATAGCAACGTACAAGCGCAGATAATTGATTTCAATTTAGAGCAAATGTACGAGGGCGGTATAGATAGTGAAGGTCGTTCTTTGGGTGAATATGCCACGATAACGGTGCAATACTACAAGCCTTTAGCGCGAAGTTTGGGCAACGATGGCAGGACAGACCACATCACGTTAAAAGACACTGGAGAGTTTTATAAATCATTTAGGATAAAAGTAGAAAATGACGGGTTCAAAATCACAGCCGACACAATCAAAGAAGATACGGATTTGGCGCAAATTTACCCCGATGTTCTTGGGCTTACTAAAGAGAGCAAGCAAATGGTTAGTGAACTTATTACACCGTATTTTATTGAAAGCATACGCAAAGAACTATTGGTGTAGTATTGAGGAGATGCCTATTTATAACTGGTTAAAGTGGCACGAAGATAAGGACGATAAGTGGCTAAGTAAAAAAGGCAAAGCTGGGTTACTTACTTCGTACTTCGGTAACCAGGTAATGACTCAATTTATAGATCGTTTTGGCTTTAGTGAAACATTCATAAAGGCTTTAGAAAAGGAAAAAGAATTGGTATTGTTACAGGCACGAATGGCAATAACAGAGGATAGAAGTTTGAGCGCGTTCATTAAGATTTGTCAAATAGAGATTGAAGCATTGAGAGCAGAAACGCAAGACAGAAGCGACTTTTACGAGATTAAAGGAGTGTTAGAACATGAGATGGGGTTTCAAATTGATATAAAGAAAGTAAGTGTAGCAGAATATTACACATATTTTAAAGCATTAAAAAAAATAAGACCTAAGCAAAATGGATAGACTAAACGAATACGAAAAACTAACCAAAAGATTACTCGAGTTAATAAAAGAGCATCGCATAGGAATAACAAGCAACGATATAGAAATAAAAAAAATAGACAAGATTCTTAAAAAAATAGAAAACAGCGTACAACAAAAATACACTAATTAAAAATGGCAGAAAGCGGTAAAATAACGAGAGAAGATATAATCGCAAAGGACGCGTTCACATCTGCCGTTGAGGAAGCAAAAGAATTGTTAAAGGTTGTTACCGACATTCAAAACGCGTTAAAAACTAAGGCTAAGCAATCAACAGACGGCTTCGCAATCGCATCACCTCAAACACTTGATGACGTTGCTAAACTAACCAAACAGATTGAAGACTTAAAGAAGCAAATAATAGCATTAGAGGCGGTAACGGAAAAACAAAAGAAAGCGCAAGCAGGATTAACAGCAGCACAAGCCGAAGAAACGTTAGCAAGACAAAAACAGCGTAGAGAAATAATTGAACAAGTAAAGATTCAAAGCGATGTTACAACTTCTTACGAAAAACAAGTTGCAGCATTAGCGAAAATTAAAAGACAACTAAAAGAACTTTCAGTAGAAGGAAAGCAAGCACCTGAACAATTATTAAAAGACTTTCAAAAGTTAGATGGCAGCGTAAGAAAAGCAGAGGAAAGTGTAAAGGAGTTTCATAGAAGCATAGGTAACTATTCGAGTGCAACGGCAGAACTTAAAGACTTAACTAAGCAGTTAATAGATTTAGAACGTGCTGGGCAAAGAGATACGGCAGCGTTTAGAGATATGCGACAACGTGCTGCGGAACTAAAGGACACGATA